CCCGGTCTCGGATCGCCCGGCTGCGGCCATCCCGCAGTCGTGGCGGGAAGCGCAGCTCATGCAGGCCAAGGCCATCGACCAGCTCACCCGCGACGGGATGGGTGAGCGCGTCGGCCCCGAGGGCTTCGCCGTCCGGGTGTACCCGCTCGACTGGAACGTCAAGCAGCTCTTGCGCCCGGACAACGGCCGGAAGTACGTGCCGTGAGCGCTCGGTCGCAGCTCATCGGGACGCTCGCCAAGGCGCTCGGCCGCGAGTGGGACGTGCCGCACGAAGCGCTCGTGCCGGGCAACTTGGAGCGCCGCCGGGCGGCGATGATCGTGGAGCGCACGACCGTCGCGCCCGCCCCGCAGATGGGCCCGGGATGCCTGCTGCACAGCTTCAACCTGCACGTCATCGTGCCCGAGAAGACCGCCGCCGCCGAGCCTCACCTAGAGGCCCGCACCGACGAAGCCCTCGACGTGCTCTCCCGCATCGACACGCTCGCGTGGGAGAGCGCCGACCGGGCCGTGATCGGCGCGGATCCCGAAGCGAACATCGGCGGGTATCACGGCTATACCATCAAGATCAGCACCATCACCACCACCAACTAGTTAGGACCCAACACATGGCACTCGCCAAAGAGCCCACCAAGTTCGCACCCATCGTCCTGAAGGACTACGTGGTGCGGCTCAACGACCTCGACTTCGCGCGGCAGGTCTCGTCCGTCACCCTCACGCCGTCCTCGTCGGCGGTCACGTGGACCGGCGGCAAGCCCGGCGCCGTCTTCACCGACATGACCGCGGCGACGTGGGTGGCCGGTCTGGAGTACGCCCAGGACTGGGACAACCTCGACAGCCTCTCCCGCTTCCTCTACGACAACGAGGGCAAGACGATCCCGGCCGCGTTCATCCCGAAGTCGGGCGTGGGCACGGTCTGGGAGATGCCCCTGGTCATCACGCCCGGCGCCATCGGCGGCGCGGTGAACGCCACCGCGACGGCGACCGTCTCCCTCGGCGTGCAGGGCAAGCCGAAGCCCCGCCCGTACGCGGCCGCCACCGACGCCATCACGGCCTAGGGCACGCCGCCGTGGTCATCGACGTGCGCGACTCTCCCGAGCTGCGAGCGGTCATCCTCTCGCTGAAACTCGCGGACTCCGAGGTGCGCAAGACGATGACCGCGGCGGCTCGGTCCGTCCTCCGCGAGGCGTGGCAGTCCGAGCTTCGTCAGCGCACCCTCACCCGGCTAGAGAACCGGGTGATCGTGGACAGTGCCCGGGCTCGGGTGTCCTCGCAGAGCTTCACCCTCACAGCCGCCTCGTCCCGCCGGAAGCTCTCGGGCGGCCTCGTCCCGGCCGACGACTGGGCATCCGTTGAGCTGGGCGCCAAGTGGTTCCGCCGGACCTACACCGTGACCAGCCGTAAGGGCAACCCTTACAAGGTCACGAAGCTCGCCAATCGACAGTTCCGCCCCCGACGCTCGAAGGGCTACGTGGCGTTCCCCGCTGCCGGGAAGACCGGTCAGCGCATGGTCGCCCTGTACGTCTCCGCCATCGCCCGCCGCCTGCACGAGATATCCGAAGGAAAGTAATGGGAAAGCCCATCGAGTTTACCTTTATCGGTAACGCCCGAAAGCTCATCAAAGAGACGGGGGATATCAAAGAGGGATTCGAAGACGTAAAGGATTCACTAAAGGACCTCGGAAAGGAAGGCGATAACACCGGCGACGATATCGCCAAGGGCCTCGACCAGGGAGCCGACAAGGCTGGGCGTTCCATCGACGACCTCGAAGACGAGTTCCGCGAGATGGAACGGAAGGGCAAGGCGGCGGCCGACGACACCGGCGACGCCATCGGCAAGAAGATCAAGGCCGGGACCGAGAAGGCCGAGGAGGGGCTAGACGAGTTCAAGTCCGAAGCCAACTCGACGGCCAAGGAGAGCGCGGCATCCTTCGACGGCTCGGCCGAATCCATCGTCGACAGCTTCCAGGAAATCGCCGCCAACGCCTTCGCGGGCTTCGGTCCGGCCGGTGCCGCTGCGGGCCTCGCGCTCGCCCTCGGGCTCGGTGCGGCCATCACCGCCGGGCAGGCTGCCGCCGACGCCATCAACGAAGCGAAAGAGCGCAGCGGCGAGCTGGCCCAGGAAATCGTCGAAGCCGGTGGGGACATCGCGCAGGTCGACATCGCGTCCAAGCTCCGCGAGTGGGGCGTCGCCATCAAGGACAATCGCGAGTTCTGGGAGCTGTGGCAGGACAGCGCCTACTCGAACATGGACAAGGCCGCCGAGAAGGCGGAGGCCACCGGCACCGACTTCAAGACGATGTTCCGCGCCCTCTCCGGGTACGACGCCGGGGCCACCGACCGCGTGCTCGAATCCGTGGGCGAGCAGATCGGGGACCTCGAAGAGAAGATCCGCGACGCTCGCGCAGCGGGCAACGTCTTCGCCGGGATCCAGGACGAGGACGGCATGGCGCTGGACAGCCTGCGCGGGATCCGCCGTGAGCTGACCGGCGTGAAGGACGAGAGGGGCGACGCGGCCAAGGCCGCCGAGCTGCTGCAAGAGGCCACCGAAGAGGAGACCGCAGCGGCCGAGGCGAACGCCGCCGCCGAGCAGGCAGCGTCCGACGCGACGGCCGCGCGCAACTCCGCCATCTCGGCCCTACAGTCCGGGCTCGACGCGGCCGTGGGCGCCTACGGCGAGTTCACCAACGCCGAGTCCGGGGCGACCGACCCCGGGAAGTACATCGCCGCCATGCAGGCGCGCATCGACGCCACCTCCGGCTTCGCGGGCAACGTCTCCCGGCTGGCCGACGAGTTCGGCCTGTCGCAGGCGGAGACGCAGGCCATCCTCGACCAGGGCGTCGACTTCGGTCCGATGTTGCAGAGCATCATGGACTCGGGCCTGGCGCCCGAGTTCGTCGCGCAGATCCAGCGGGCGGTCGGCGGCGGTCAAGAGCTACTTGACGGGACGCCCCTCGGGGCGACGGTCGACGTCACGGCCGAGGTCACGCCCGCCGAGTCCGCCCTGTCCATCCTCTCGACGAAGCCCCGCGACTCGAAGGTCAAGGCCAAGGCCGAGACCGACGCCGCCGACGCGCAGCTCAAGTCCACCGCCGACAAGCCGCGGACGGCCCGCATCACGGCCGTGGCCGACACCTTCCTCGCCAGCTTCACCCTCGGCCTGCTGACCTCGGTGCCCCGAACGGCCCGCGTCACGGCCGTAGCATCGACGGGTGACGCCGACGCGGCGCTCGACCGGCTGGCCTCGCGCCGCCGGACCACCACCATCGTCGCCCGAGTGGTCGACAGGGAAGGCAAGGCGGTCAACTAGTGGCATCCCTCACCATCGGCCAGGCGCGCATCGTCCCGCGCCTCGTGCTCAGCTACCGGACCGAGCGCGCGTCCCGCAACGTCTTCCATGAGGTCATCGGCCAGGTGCACGAGGACGTGACGCTGCGCCCGCCGTCGCTCCGCCGCGGCGAGCTGCGCCTGCTGTTCCTCGACGAGGCTTCGGCCGACGCCGCCGAGGTCGCCCTGACGCAGCTCGGCGCCGTGACCTACATCGACGAGACCAACACGAAGAGCAACATGATCTTCGTCGTGGATGGCGCCATCGTCCGCGAGCTGGACGACGCGACCAAGCTGCGGTGGGTGCTCACGGTCGGCTTCCGCGAGGTCGGTGACCGGGCCTCCATCGTCGTCCCGCAGCGCCTCTCCTACCCCGGCGCGCAGATGTTCCCGGGCGCCACCCTCTTCCCGGGCAACGTCTCGTGACGCTCTCCGCGCACGTCGTCCGAGCGGTCGTCGTCGGCGGCCTGACGCTCGACGTGCAAGAGGCCACCGTGACCCTCGACGAGGGCTGGGCGCCGTTCGTACAGGTCGACCTGACATGCCGCATCACCGACCTTGCGGCCATGTACCGGCTCGACCCGACGGCCTCGCCGGTGCGGGTGACGGTCGACCTCGAAGCCGCCTACGCGGACAGCCTGCCCCTGGCCGACCTGTCCCGAATGTGGGCCGGGAAGACGCTCGGGCAGATCGTGCCACCCGGCCCGACCCTGGCCGACCTGTCGGCGCTGCTCGTGCGGCCCTTCGAGCCCGGCGGCACGCTGCGCCCACCCACCCGCCTGTCCCTCGACCTGTCGCTGCGGCACCGGTCTATCTCGTCCGACTCCGCCACCGTCCTCCTCCGCCTCGCGGGCGACGAAGCCGTCTTGCAGGACTGGGCCTACCTCGGCAGCGCGCCGCTCGACACCGGCCTGCGCAGCGTCCGGCGTCTGGCCGAGTACGTGCTCGGGCAGGTCGGCCGGCAGCTCGAAGTCGACCAGCTCGCGGACGGCGCCGTCGCGCCGGATGCCGCCATCTGGGACCCCGGGAAGAGCGCGTGGGACTTCGCCTCCGGCCCGGTCCAGGCGGCCGACCTCCGGCTGTGGTGCGGCGCCGATGGCCTGTGGCACCTGACGAAGGCCAACGCCGTCGGCTCGACCGCCCGCCCGGTCACGCGCCTCTCCGCGTTCACCGAGCACGACGACACGAGCACGATGGATGGTGACTGGTATGACGCCGTGGTCATCAAGTACACGTGGCAGGACGCCGAGGGGAACAGTCAGACCCGGTACGATTCGGCCGCCGTCAAGGGCTACCGGAAGGTCCGCACCCTCGACCTGTCGAGTCGGTACCCGGGGCCCGGCGGCGCTCGGGCTGTCCTCATGCGGCAGATCGGCCGAGCCCGAGACGTGCCCGTCACGGCCGTCTCGGACTACTCGTGCATCCCCGGGAATCGCATCGTCATCACTCCACCCACCGGCGGCCCCACGCTGTCCGGTGTTGTCCGATCCGTCCAGTGGGCCTTCCCCGCGGACGAGATGCGCGTTACCTCGCGCGACCTCATCGAAAGGGACATCGTCTAATGGGCGCCTACGAACGCAGCACCGGCATCTACGTCTACACCGAGGACGACAAGGGCGGGCCGGTCTCCGACCTGCTCAACATCCAGTCGGCCGCGCTCATCAAGGCGGTGCTGAACCTCTCGAAGGGTCGGCAGGTCGGCGTCTACGATGCGGCCTGGCCGGGCCAGACGTACCGGTTCCGCGAGCAGAACGCGCCTCTGCTCATCTGGCCTATCCCGGATCCCGGCGTGCCCTACCGGATCGCCGTGCAGGCGCAGTGTGAGCTCGGAACCGAGAGCAACAACACGGCCGCGCGCTATGACCTGTGGGTCGGGTACCGGCAGGCGGGCACGGCCAACTACGTGCAGGTCGGTGGGCACATCAACCTGACGGCGGAGCAGGTCTTCCAAGAGGTCACGACGGTCACCATCCCGGCGGTGCTCGTCGGGAAGTACGAGGTGTGCATCCTCGGGCACCGGGTGTACCCGTCGCCCGAGGTGTCGGCCGCACCGGATGGCATGTGGGGCGAGTTGCAGGGCCTCAACCGCGGGCTGCGCGTCGTCGTGACGACGGCCTAGGATCAAGGCACACCAACAGGAAGGGTCTGCCATGACCTACGTCAACCCCGTCTCGTCCGTCGTCATCACCGATGACTTCGGCGAGCACGTCGCCCGCCGCTCGGTCAACCCGGGCACCGACTACGCCGTCCCGAAGGGCACGCCCGTCTTCGCCATCGACGCCGGGAAGGTGCTGTGGACCGACGCCAACCCCGACGGATCCGGCGGACGCATGGTCGGCATCGCGCACGACGGCGGCGCCTACACCGAGTCCCTGCACCTCTCGAAGATCGCCGTGACCCCGGGCCAGCACGTCGCCCAGGGCGCGGTCATCGGCTACTCGGGCGGATCCGCGTGGGGCTCCGAGTCCGGCGTCGGGACGCACCTGCACCTGACCTTCCGCCCGCTCGGCCGGTACACGGCCAACCGGGACTTCGAGCGCTACGTGACCGGCGCGCCCATCACGCCCGAGGTCGTCGTCGGCCGCTCGGCCTGGTCCGGCATTCAGGAGATGCTGCGCGCGCTCTACCAGTACACGGGCAAGATCGACGGGCTGCCCGGCCCCGGCACGTGGAAGGCCATGCAGCGCTTCGTCGCCAAGTCGTGGGGCTACACCGGCCCCATCGACGGCGTGGCCTCGCCGGGCGGCAACACGTGGAAGGCCGTGCAGCGATGGCTCGCGGCCCGCTACGGGTACACCGGCAAGATCGACGGCCAGCCCGGCGCGGGCACGATGGCCGCCCTCAACCGGGCGAACAACGCGAACGCCTCGGCCTTCTAGTGCGGAGGGCTTTACTCGAGGCGCTGGCCCTCCTACTGGGGGTCGGCGTCCTCGTCGCTTACGGCCTCTTCGTCCTCCCGACCATCGCCCTCTACGTGCTCTTCTGGGCACTTATCCACATCTAAGGAAACCCTGTGAATAAGACCATCCTGTTCGTCGGCCTCGTGGCCTTCCTGCTCGTCGGCATGATCGGCGTGACGGTGCTCCTCATCGTCCGACCCGAGAACGTCGGCCAGCTCACGGGCCTCATCACGCAGCTCGGCGGCACCATCGTCGCGGCGGCCGTGACCTTCTACGGGCTCGGGAAGGTGACCGACCAGCAGGCCGCCCTCCGGTCCGAGGTGGCGCAGGTCAAGACGCAGACCAACGGCACGCTGTCCAAGCTCATCTCCGAGCGCGACGCGGCCACGGCCGCCCTCGCCCGGCACGACCCGCAGCTCGCGGCGCAGCTCCTCGGGCAGTCGACGGGGCCGATCCCGGTCCAGGACGACAAGCCCCGGCACGCCATGTAGCATCGAACCGCCCTCGTCGGGCACCCACGCGAGAGCCCCACCGGATGACCGGTGGGGCTCTCGTCATTCGTCGCCGAGCATCTGCCGCTCGAAGGCCGCGAACGTGACCCGAGGGTGGTCACGCCACCACTCGACCAGCTCGTCCGAGGCGTAGCACATGGCCCGGGCCTCGGTGCCCATGAACAGGCTGTAGGGGTCGATCCCGCGCCGATGGCCCAGCCGGTTCATCAGCGCCCCTCTCGTCGCCTCTTCGGCCGCGAGGTAGGCCGACATGCGCAGGTCTTCGTACTCGGCCCGCAGCGCGGCGTACGCGGCCGCAGCGTGCCGGAACACGAGACTCACGGGGTGCACGCAGGGGCGGCCGCGATGGCGCCTCGCCACCACGTCCGGCCGCATCGTCGGCACGCCACCTGATCGACGACCCACGTGGCCTTCACGCCGAGCCATCGGTGCGTCACGAGGTCACGACCGGCAGGGCGTTCGGGCACTCGTGCGCAGCTCGGGCGGCCATGTCCGCGAGGTAGAGGCCGCAGCCCGTGCAGCTCATGGCGGTCAGGGCAGGCTTGACCTTCCCGTAGCGCTCCCAGGCGGCTTGCCTCGTGATGCCCAGGGCGCCGCCGATGCGAGCCCAGGACACGCCTCGGTCGCGCTGCCGCTCGATGGCGTGCGCCACCGCGTCGTCGAGGTGGTCGCGCAGGTGCACGAGCTGGTGCAGCTCGGGCTCGTCGGCCCATGCCACGCGCTTGCCTGCGGCTCGGATCATGCGCTGGACCATGCCTAGGTATTCGGTCGTCTCCACGGCCATTGGGTGCCTCCTCGGGCGTCACCACCGGCCCCTGCCGGTTCGTCGATTCACTGTAAGGCAAGACTTGACAGATGCGCAACGTCAGGCATAGCTTGACGGTCATGTACCTCATCGCTGGCCTCGTGGCCTACCTCGTGTTCATCGTCATCGTCGTCGCCATCGTGCACGACGCGTCCACCACGCGCGACCGGCTCGACGCCGCAGCGCCTAACATCGACACGTCCAAGGTCCGGCCGCCCCGCCTGACCAACACCCGCGCCGAGTTCGAGCGCCACCGCACCAACAACCGAGGAGCCTGACCATGACCGACACCAACCCCGGCAAGCTGTTCCCCGAGGAGGCGATGGCCGACCTCGTGGACGCGCTGGACCTCACGGACGCCGCCGACAACCTCGACCAGTTCGACCGGGCCGTGAGCGCCTACAGGTCGCTCAACTTCCCGAACGCGCTGGCCGACAGGATGCACGAGGAGCGCGCGCAGCGACGCGACGCGGCCGAGGGCGCCATCGTCATCCCGAGCTTCGTGACCACCCTCGAAGTCCCGGACGATGCCGCTTGACCTAATCCGGTCCGACCTGCCCGCCCTCGTCCTCACCGTGGACGGGGGCGGGCGTGTCGTGACCCTCTTGACAGATAAGACCCCGACGCAGGTGGCCGACATGCTCTTCACCATCGCCCGCCAGCTCGAAGACGAAAGGCCCATGTACCGTGCCTGAACCTCGCAACCAGGGTGGGACGCTCGTCCGGTCCAAACTCAGCTTCGACTCAGAGTTCACCCAGATACCGAATGCCTACCTGCGCGCCGACAACACGAGCTTCAAGGCCAAGGGGATCTTGGCTCACCTGCTCTCGCACGCGCCCGGCTATCGGGTCAGCCTGCGCAGCCTCTCCGAGGTGTCGGACCGCGATGGCCTCGCCGCCGTCCGCTCGGGCGTCGAAGAGCTAGAGGTCGCGGGCTACCTCTCACGAGAGGGCAAGCGGTCGAACGGGACCGGCGAGTACGGCACGGTCTGGCTGCTCAAAGAGCCCACCGTGCCCCTCATCGAAGCCGTGCGGAAATCGCATGCCAACGGTGGCCCGGCATTCGATAATCGCATGCCAAAGCCATTCGATAATCGCACGCATAGAGAACACCAACCGAGAATAGATCCAAGCTCTAGGGTCAGCCATAGAGGGCCGGGCATGCGCTGCTCGCTCGGTGAGCACACACCCGACCTCGCAGCAGGTGGGCGCTATTGCGTCTACTGCGCCGCATCCCTCGACCCCGAGCAGGTAGAGTCCACGCCATGAGTCAGCACCACCGCCGAGCAGGCTGGACCCACGCCGTCGCCAAGACCCACGCCGGTCGGCACGAGCGCACCCTGCCCGCCCTCTGCATCCAGGGATGCGGGCGCATGGTCACGCCCGCGATGGTGTACGGGAAGGACTGGGAGGTGGGCCACGTGGTCGACCTAGCCAAGGGCGGCAAGGCCGAGCGCACCGGCCCGGCGCACGTGAGCTGCAACCGCTCGGCCGGTGGCCGAGCGGGTGCCGCCATCACCAACGCCTCGAAGGCCAAGGGCAAGGCGCGCTCGACCATGACCGGCAACCGCATCCGCAACTGGCTCGCGTGATGGTCGCGCACCCGAAGGTCAAGGTGATCCCGAGGCAGCCCGACGCGCTGTTCGACCTCGACAATGACGTGACAAAGTCCGTTCCTTTGAGAGGTCGTCAAGACCCCCGCATAGCCGTCAGCCCTACTTTCTTTTCCAGGGAGGAGCAACCAGGAGGAGGACCAGGACCGCGCGAGCGGCAGGCGACGCAGGACTGGGACGCCGCCGCGCTGCGCGCCGCCGCCGAGTCGCACGTCCCCGAGGTCTCGAAGCCGCTGCATTGCTCGACCGAGTGGGACGAGTTCACGCCGTCGCGTCACTACGACGATGAGTTCCTGGTCGGCTGGCGGGCGATGGCGCCGGTCGACCGTGCCACCGGCCTGCCTCGGCTGCCGAAGCCCCAGACGTGGGTCGTGGTCGACGTGCTCAATGCGAGCTACGCCGATACCGACATCCCGCTCTACACGACCGTCGGCGTCTGCATCCCGCGACGAGCCGCCAAGACGACGAGCATCATGGGCGTGGCGATGGGCCGGTGCCTCGTCCGTCCGGGGTACGTGGTCATCTTCACCGCCCAGTCCGGCACGAAGGCGGCGGCGCGGTTCCTCGACCTCGCCCGCGACCTCGACCGGGTGAACAGCAACGACGACGACCGGGGCTTCCGGATCCTCCGCGGCGCCGGGTCGCAGCGCATCGAGTTCGCCAACGGGTCGCTGTTCCTCGTCGTGCCGCCGAAGGGCGACGCCTTCCGAGGTGACGCTGCGGACCTCATCATTCTCGACGAGTCGCAGGAGCACGACGTGCTCGTGTCCGACGACCTGCTCGGCGCCATCCTGCCCACGATGGACACCCGGCCGAGCGCGCAGCTCATCGTCGCCGGGACCGCCGGGGAGCACCGGTCCGGCCTGTTCTGGGCGACGCTCGAAGAGGGCCGGAACCAGGACCCGGGCACCGGCATCATCGAGTACGCGGCCGACCCCGGCACGCCGGTCTGGATCCCCGGCGAGCCCGTGCACGGGACCGTCGCGGATCCGACCGTGTGGGACATGGCGCACCCGGGCATCGGCACGCTGACCACCATCGAGACCGTCGGCATCCGCTTCGCCAAGCTGCCCCTGCCCCAGTTCATGCGCGAGTATCTGGGCATCTGGCCCGAGGACTACTCCCAGTCCGCCATCGGCGCGGCGCTCTGGCGCGGCCAAGAGGTCGAGTTCACCGACAAGCCGGCCGACTTCGCCGCCGCCTTCGACGTGTCGCCGGACGGATCCGAAGCCGCCTTCGTCGCCGCCTGGCGCGACGCCGAGGGCGTGGCCTACATCGAGGTCTTGGGTCACGAGCCCGGCACGACATGGCTCGGACCGATGGTGCAGGCGCATCAGAAGCGATACCCGAGGATGCGCGTCGGGTACGACAGCATCGGCGCCGCCCTCGTCGAGGCCGACGAGATGGGCAAGCTGCGCGACCCGAAACCGAAGATCGAGCCGCTGCGCATGTCCGACATCGCCGCCGCCTGCGCCGCGTTCATGCGCGACCTGGGCAACGCCCGGCTGCGGCACTTCGGTCAACCGGGGCTTGACGCCGCGGTCGCCGGTGCGGCCAAGCGACCTATGCTCGGGGAAAAGGCGTGGGCCTGGGGACGAGCCGCGTCCGGCGGATCCATCACTACACTCATCGCGGGCACCAACGCGCTCCGCGTGTACGACAAGCTCGGCCGACGTGAGCGCGTCGGCCTCATCACGACGAAGGCAGGCTAACCAGTGGGAATCCTCTCGACCATCGCCCGAGCGTTCGGGGCGAACACCCGCACGCCGGGCGTCCTCTCGCCCTACTCGGACGCGCAGCTGACGACCATCGTCTGGTCCGACGTGCTCGGTACGGCGGCCAGGGTGCTCACCCGGGAGGAGGCGCTGACCCTCTCCGCCGTCTCGAAGGCGCGGGCCATCCTCGTCGGGCAGATCGCCCGGTGGCCCCTCGTGCAGCTCACCGAGCCCGACGACCCGAGCCCCGCCGCTGCCGGGCAGGTCGTCGCCGCCAAGCCCGACGAGGACCAGCCGCCGTGGTTGCAGCGCACCGAGGGCGCCGTGAGCCCGTGGCACCGGATGATGCTCACCGTGGACGATCTGATCTTCCAGGGCTGGGCGCTGTGGTACGTCGACCGCGACGAGGCCGGGGCCATCATCGAGGCCGAGCGCATCGCCCCGTCGGCCTGGCGCTTCGACGCCTTCGGGCAGGTCGTGCTCGACGAGGTGAACGCCCGCGGCGAGGTCGTGCAGCGGGTGCCGCAGGACGACGAGGTGGTGCTGATCCCCGGCCCGCAGGAGGGCCTGCTGACCATCGCCAATCGCACCATCTCCGGCGGCCTGTCCGTGGATCGCGCGTGGGTCGGCCGGGTCAAGTCCCCGGTGCCGGTCATGGACCTGTCCCGCGAGGACGACGAGATGACCACGACCGAGGTGCAGGAGATGGTGTCGGCCTTCGCCAAGGCGCGCAACGACGAGAACGGCGCCATCACCTCGACGCCCTCCGGCGTGACCCTCAAAGAGTTCGGCACCGACTCCGACGCGCAGCTCTACATCGAGGGCCGGAACGCCGTGCGCCTCGACGTGGCGAGCTTCGTGAACATCCCGGGGTCGATCATGGACGCCTCGCAGGCCACCGCGACCCTGACCTACGTGACGCAGGAGGGCAAGCGCTCCGAGTTCGCGGACACGACCCTGCCGTACTGGATGGATCCCATCGCGGCCCGGCTGTCACAGGACGACGTGTGCCCGCCGGGCGCACGTGTACGCTTCGACACGAGCACGGCCTACGCTGTCGAGGCAAGCCCGTACGGACCCACCCAGGAGGACTAGGACCACATGACCACCATCAAGATCGAGGGCGGCCAGCTCTTCGCGTCGGCCGCATCGCGGACCGTCAGCGGCCTGCTCGTGCCCTACGGCGAGGTCGGTAACACCAACCTCGGCCGCGTCATCGTCGAGCCGGGGGTGCTCACGTACCCGCCCGACGTGGCGCACCTGAACGCCAACGAAGGCCACCGCCGCGAGGACCCGCGCGCGAGCTTCGAGTCCATCACCGAGACGCCCGCCGGGCTGTTCGCCTCGTGGAAGATCGCGGCCACGCCCGAGGGCGACGCGCTGCTCGCGGGCTGGGCGGACCCGTCGGCCGACGTGCCGCGCGCCGTCTCGGTCGAGGCCCACGATGTCGTCATCCAGGGCGGCAAGATCAAGTCGGGCCGGGTCTTCGGCGCGGGCTTCGTCAAGACGGGGGCATACCCGAGCGCGCAGCTCTTCGCCGCTGACGCCGACGCCGAGGCCACGCCGACCCCGCCCGAGCCCGCCGACGACGCCCTCGCGCCCGACGACCTCGGCCGCGTCGACATCGACGTGACCGACTACCCGATCGACATCAAGGTGAACGGCCCCGCCGAGGGAGACGCCGACGCCTTCGTGATCTACACTCCGACCGACACCAACCTCGATTCCGAAACGGAAGGCACCACCTTGACCGCATCCGCCCGCACCGCCCGCCAGCCCTTCCAGCGGCAGGCGCCCGAGGTTCCCGAGGAGGCCGCCCGCGGCTTCGCGGCGATGACCTCCCTCCTCGCCTCCGCCCACTCCGGCAACGCCGACTCGCGCGAGGCGCTGCGCGACGAGATGCAGCGCGGCGCGCAGCTCTTCGCCGCGTTCACCGACATCAAGTCCGGCGCCAACTCCGGGGCGCCGAACGCCTGGCAGCTCCCGCAGTGGGTCGACGAGCTGTGGACCGGCAAGGCCTTCGAGCGCCGCATCGTCCCGCTGTTCAACCACGCCGACCTCTCGGCCTTCGAGGTCAAGGGCTGGGCCTGGGACGTGAAGCCGAAGATGGACCTGTGGGCCGGTGACAAGTCCGCCGTGCCGTCCGGTCCCGTCAAGACGAAGAGCGCGAGCACCACGGCGCAGCGCATCGCCGGTGGGCACGACATCGCCCGCGAGCTGTACGACTTCCCCAACCCCGCCTTCTGGGACGGCTACTACCGGGCCATGACCGAGAGCTACGCGCTGCTCTCGGACACCGAGGTCTGGAAGACGATCTACAAGGGCGCCACCTTCGTCAAGAACGGCGCGGTCCCGACCGGCGTCAGCGCGGGCATGACGAAGATCGTGGACGGCGCCCTGTCGTTCGTCGACCTCGCGCTGCCGTCGTTCGCCATCGTCGCCAAGGACGTCTACCGGGAGATCCTGCTGACCCGCAACGACGACACGCTGGCCTACCTCTCGGCGTCGCTCGGCCTCGAAGAGGGCACGATCCAGTCGTTCAAGGTCGTCACCCACGGGTCCGTCCCGGCGGGCGGCGTGCTCGTCGGCTCGTCCTCGTCGGCCACGGTCTACGAGCTCGGCGGCGGCACGCCGATCCGCACCGAGGCGCTGGACCAGGCGCGAGGCGGCATCGACCCCGCCCTGTTCGGCTACATCGCCACCCTGATCCACGACCCGCGCGCGCTGACCTACGTCAACGACGCCGACCTGCCCGCCCGCACGGCGTAGCACCACCCATCACGAGGGGGCCGAGCATCGCGCTCGGCCCCCTCGTCCTGATCCACCACCACGCAGAGGGACGACATGGCAGGCTTCACGATCCGACTCGACTGGCAAGACGACGAGGAGGGCGGCACTCCCGTCTTCGCCGCCGACGTGCTCCGCTGGGAGCGCGGCATAGCCGACGCCCTCGCCCGCGAGTTCACCCTGTCCGCCGGGCAGGTCAAGCTCGCGGACCTCAACACCGATCTGACTGGCCGCCTCGCGCCGTCCGGCTCCCTCGTGCAGCTCGACGATGCGCAGGGCTGGGCGTTCGCCATCTACTACGCCGGGACCCGGGAAGTCGCCTTCGGGATCCGCACCGACGGCACCGTGTACCCGCCGCTCTCCGAGGTCAAGGCCGGATCCATCGGCCTCGCCGCGCTCGCCTCCGAGGTGTCCACCCGTCTCGCCCCCGAAGGGCTCACGCAGCTCACCGACGATCAGGGGTGGGCCTTCGCGGTCTACTTCGCCGGGACCCGGGAAGTCGCCTTCGGGGTCCGCAACGACGGCACCGTGTACCCGCCGCCGCCGGTCGTCCTCGACCCGTGCGTGATCCGCGGCGACTCCCTCGCCCAGGGGTGGGGCGGCCTGGCCGCCACGCTGCTCGCCGGGGCCATCCAGCGCCCGGTGCTGGTCGACGGCTTCGGCGGTCAGCGTGCCGCCCAGGTCGCCGCCCGCCACGGCGGCGCGCCCGCACTCCTCACCTTCGCCGGGAACATGATGCCCGGCGATACCAGCTCGGTCGCCGTGACCTCCACCGTCGACCTGCTCGCGCCGACCGGCACCGGGTTCAACACCCGAGGCGGATCCGTCATGGGCGTCAAGGGCACCCTGACCGGCGGCAAGGCCAGCGGCACCGTCAACACCTACTCGTGGGCGCGGACCGAGCCCGGCGGCGCCATGCCCGTCCCGCCCGGCACGCCGTTCTCCACCGGCATCGAGACCCTGGGCCACGTGCCCATCCTCATCCAGGGCCGCAACGACGTGGGCAGCGGCGGCGTCAACGGCTTCCGCACGCCGCTCGCGGACATCCTCGCGTCCATCGAGTCGGAGCTGCGCTTCACCCGCCACCGCGCCCGCGCGCTCGTCGTCCTCCCGCTGCCCAACGCGGCCACCGAGCGCAATCGGCCGGCCGACCGGTCGCACGCCTACGACGTGCTGTGCGACGCGATGCGCACGACCTTCCCCGCGCAGGCGCTCGACTGGTACGCGTACCTCACGAGCGACGCGGCCTTCGCCGCAGCCGGGCTCACGAAGACCGCCCAGGACATTCAGGACATCGCGGACGGCGTGATGCCGGTATCGTTCACCGCTGACGGCCTGCACCCGAACGCGGACGCCCTGCGGGCATCCGTGCCATTCTTCGCCGCCGTCATCAAGTCGAGAGAGTAGGAACCGCACATGCCCGGACTGGGACTCACCATCAACCGAACGGGGCCGGGTACAGGACCGATCCTGCCCGTCGCCCTGCACTCGAACGGCGTCGGCGGCGCGAGCCACCGCTACGTCCCCGAGCGCCTCAACCTCGCCACCGGCGCACCCATCACGAAGGTCCCCGACCTGATCGGAACGTACGACCTCACGCAGGTCTCGGCGGGCACGTACTCGCCCATCGTCGGGGAGACCGGCGGTCAGCGCTACCTCAAATGGGGCTACGCCGGTCCGACGAAGTACCTGCAGAACATCGCCGCGGACCTCGGCACCGTCTTCACCTTCGCCACCCTCATCCGCATGTCGGTGGCCGCCAGCCCTCTCGCGCTCTACGCCGACGGGTACAAGGCGCGCGTGTACGGGAACGGGCAGTGGGGCCTCGAAGGCGGCAACGGCGCGGGCGCCGCCGGTGTCCTCGGCTACATGGCGCGCCCCTCGGCCTTCGCTCTCCTCACCGCCGTATGCGACGGCGCCAACTCGAAATTGCAGATCGACGGGACGACCCTCACGCCGACCACCGCCACCATCGTCGGGGCCGACCCGACCAACAATGACGTGCTGCGCTGGGGCTACCCCGTAGCCTCGTCGACCCTCGTCAGCCCCGAAGAGCACGCCATCGTCGAACAGAACATCTGGCCCTTCGCTCTCACCGCCGACCAGCGCGCCGCGCACTACGCCGCGATGCGCGCCAAGTGGACCGCTCTACTCGCCTAGGAGGCATCATGCAGCTCGCGCTCGAAGCACCCACCCTTATGACCTACTGGCAGGGGGACAGTCCGCAGACCGACCTCGGCCTGCACGTCAAGACGACCGACGGCGACGCCATCCTCGACGTGCGCCTGTTCGACGCCACGGCCGTCCTCACGCATCGCGACGGCGGCCTGTCCGTCCCGCTCGCCGTCTCGCACGTCCCCGACGAGGACGACGTGGAGATGCCCGGCCACTACCTCGTGACCTGGCCCGACGGCTTCGCCTTCACCGCCGCCGGGCTCCACTCGATCCGGCTTAGCCTCACCGCCAAGCCGGTCGAGGGCCAGCCGGTCAACGTCCGCATGCGGACGGCGCCGCTCTACTTCGTGGTCGAGGACATGGCCTCCGGGTGGATGCAGCTCGACGACGCCCGGCAGGACTGGTCCGACGCCCCGGTCTCCGACGTGCGCCTCTACGGTCTGCTCGAGGCGGCCCGCCTGGCGGTGCTCACCTACGCCCCGGTCTCGGATCGCCCGGCTGCGGCCATCCCGCAGTCGTGGCGGGAAGCGCAGCTCATGCAGGCCAAGGCCATCGACCAGCTCACCCGCGACGGGATGGGTGAGCGCGTCGGCCCCGAGGGCTTC